TTTGTAGTCCTGCGCTGCTACTGTGGTCACACGGTTGCCTAGATTGAAGTCACGGCCCACTATCGAGTCTCTTATCTTGTAGCTCTCAGCACCATTACCGAAGGAGAAGCAGTTAAAGAATCCTGTTTGGATGATGCCAGGGACACCTAATGCAATGTCTTGTGACTGGTCGCCAAAGCCACCATTCGACAAGTGATTGCCATCGACATCAATCGGGAATGATAGTTCGTTCTCAAAGAAGACATCGGGTAGCGTATCCGTTGGCTCTGTTTCAAAAATAATGTTCTCAACAGCTCTAAACACTTGTATATTGGCAATTACTTTTGATTGTCTCTTTTTTGTATTTGCACCAGTACAAGGTAGTGTTCCTGACATTTGTAAAGTCAGCAATTGGGAAGAAGGTATTCTATAAAATTTCCAATAATTTGTAACAAGGCTACAAGAACTTAAAGGAGAAGTTGTACCAGAGATAAATTGATTATCTATAAGGCCAGGCCCCCCTGACCCTGTTGTTGTTCCAACAGTAGCAATACCATCATTTAATGTAGCGGCAATATTATCATTTATAAACCAATCATACATATTTATATAGCTATTGGCTGCTACATATTGCTTTTTGAATAAATACCTTCTTGTTTCGCATGGATTGTCGCCATATCCATCTCTTATAAATTGAATATCAAAGATTATAATAGAACCGGCAGGAACGTCATAATCTATATATTGTCCTGGTATTGCAGGATCAGGAATACCCATAGGGTAACTCAATTTCGGACAAGTATTACCTGCCGTCTGCATAGCAGAAAGAGTACCTGGGGCGATTACTGCTAATGGATCTATTTCAGTAGAGAAGCCATCTGCTTTTATTTTCATGTAAACACCAGCCGGAGGGGCAGGTATTACTGTTGGTATAAATCCACTTGCCTTCGATTCTTTTTCTAATACAGTTGCATAGGTACATTGTTGCGTAGGACCCTCTGAGTCAGCTTTTACAATAAATCTATCTCCTTCCTCTACTTTTCTTGCGTTTTCTCCTTGCAATAAGAAATATGTTTCTTGTGTTAATGGGTCTAAAAATAATATATTTGAATATATTGTCTCGTATCTATGTTGGTCTGCCTTGCATACAAACTTATACCATTTAGCCCAATAAGGTGCTTTCTGTGATGTAGGTATAGTTACAGTGATTGAATTTGCATATTGTGAATTTCTACATGGGACGTGTTCGTTATTAAATAAGCTAACATTTGCTGGACTAGCTCTTAAATACTCATCCATGTACACAATGCCAATCTCATAGTCCCTATTACTATGCAAGCTTTTTTTAATATTAGAATTTACTGATTGAACAGATACTACCGCAGTGGTTATTCTATAATATATATAATTATTATTAAAACTTGGATTTGAAAATAATTGAGTATATCTTGTTGTAGTAAATTGAAGACTTATAACATTACTTGAAGGAGATGCAGTTATAGCAATTGGCTCTAATGGACCATTTATTCCTCCTTCATACTTTTGTAATACTCCAAAAGTATTGTTTACAACACAATTAACTGCATCTGTCATTGTATATCCATCGCAAGATGTATCACCTCCTGGAATAGGATTATATATAGGCTTAATATTCAAAACGGTACCTATTGCATCTTGAAACTCTGTACTTGATGCCATTTGGTACACAGATGTATAATCAGCTGGCAATACAAATGAAAATGAAATATCAACAAATCCATACGGTGGTGTTACGGGAGGAATATTTGTGGAATAAACACCCTCTAAAGTTGCATCTATTATTAACGTATTTCCTTGTTTTAATGAAACTCCAGATAAATCTATATTTAAGACACAATCATTTATCTCTGTGACCAATTGCGTAGAATAATCAAAATTAGTTGGATATCCATTGACATCAACCAAGTCATAACCATCAACATAGTTACCATACATGAGTCTATTGCCCATAATTGTCTGAGCCTTAGCTAGTCTTGGCACATTATCATACAATCTAAGCAGCTCTGACTCAGGTAGGATTGTGTAGATTTTGCTATTACTAAATAGATATGACTGAGTGACATTATCAAGCCATCCAACATCTTGCTTGTTGTATTTCTCAATGACTTTAATGACGTTTGCTGTTGCTTCTTTAAATAGTAAGTCAATGCCAATTACTAATGGACCACCTGTATTGAAAAATACATTAACTCCATTATATCTATTTATCATCCCTTCATTCAAATAACTATCAGGGCTAAATTGAAAGTCATTTGGGAAGAATGCTATCTCCGTCCATTGTGACGTTGCACTATATTGGCTATCAGCATAGCGGTATCTATAAGCAAAGCAAATAAATCTTTCCTCTAAGAAGTTTGACTGGTCATCTAGCTCAACAAGCGTTATTGTAGGCGCTGAGGTAGGTGGCTTCTTAATAACCTGGATTGTCTCATACAGCAGGTCAGGCTGACCATTGTAGTCAATGCCTGCCCCATCAGGATTAGCGTAGCCTGTCTTGACATTTATGAACCTCGGAGGATTATAGTCGTCAGTCCAATACAGCAGGTCCTCAATCAAATTGACACCAGTAATGACATACTGCTCGTTGAAATTCAAAGTAGTGTCAACACCACCTCCATTGTCAACACTGATGATATGATATATAATGACTTGAGTGACAACATTAAATGACACTATTAGGTCAAGTTTCTTGGTATTTGAATTAAAATCAGGGTCATGGACAAACCAATAGATTGTCTCTCTTGCGCTATCCTCAATGGCACCGATACATCTTGCGTATGAGCTTAATGGCTTTCCTGTATACTCAAGAGCTGTAAGCGGAAGATTGCCATTGGTGTTCTCAATAATGCCTGCCTCTGACTTCTCGGTAGAACCCATACGGACATTCATTGCGTCAATGTATTCGCCCTCAGGCACAACTCGCTCATCGAATGTTTTATTCATTCTACCAGCAACAAAATTCCTCGTAAAGTTTGCCATTATTTAATTATCTTGTCCATACCTCTCAGATTCATTAGAAGTCTGCCAGGATGGATGTTACTGATTCTTATTTTTGCATTTCTCAATAGCGCACCACGCTCTTTTCTAGCCCTATTGACAATGTACTCCTGTACGCCAAATTTACTATTCAATATCTCATATCTGATAGCAGCGTAGATATACTGCTCAAATAGCTTATTGACCGATATGGCTGAGTCATTCCCATTCTCCATGCCATCGCTCACATACTCAAGGATAACTGTTGCAGAGAGATTGTGATGGTGATTTGGGTCATTATTATTATTATGGTGGTTATATCCCAAGATTGCGCTGTCAAAGTTTATGACACCTGCCTTCTTATCAATATTGAACGTAGGGTTGCGGTTAGCCGTCTCGGTATTGAGTCCAAATCTAGCTCCTATGCCATGCTCAAAGTACCAATTACCATCGCAGCAGTATCCCTCGTGTCCGTGGAACTGATGCCCTTGGTTGAGGTAAATACTCTTCTTGGTTCCTTTGATTCGCTCGTAGTCAATATTTGAGTACTGCGGCTCCAGGATATTACCATTTTGGTCGAAGAGGATATTGCACTCATGGTCTTGCAAGTATGCCTTGGCTGACAATGTCTGTATGTTCTCGGTAAGCGGATAAAGCACACCATTATGGTATAGCGAGATGCGCACCCAGTTGACATAGTCTGATGGTAGCACATAGCGCAGTTGATCGCAGACACTAAGCTCAAGAGCTTTAATCTCCTTGAATGCGTCATAGTTCAGCTCCTGGATAGCTCGCTTGGCGTGGAATAACACCTTGTACCGCTCCTCATTGTTTACCAATGAATGGTTGCCGGTGTACATTAGCTGAAAGTTATTGACAATGTCAAATAGGCTCACATACTGATATGACCCCCAATTAGCATCTGTCGGGTTGTTACCATTATTGGTATAGTATTGATACTGAGATATATATGGCATTGTATATTATTTTAAGTATTAGCGTCTCTTCCTGCTTCCTGCCCTATTGCGTACTGTACTACCTCAGTCTCTCTGATTGTCATACCACAGTATTGCAGTATTTTCTGAGCAAGTTTATATTCCTCTTCAAGTGGCAGCTCAAAATCTTGGTAGTCAGGCTGTGATTGGTCAAATAGAGGCTCACCGCTCGCCAAAGTGATATATGTCCACTTAGGGTCTAATGGGTATCTAAAGTAGGTTGCATTGACAGCACCATACCCTTTTATGCTGTTCGGGTAGGTCGTTATGGTTCCTAAATTATTCAATGTATAGACAGGGAATGTTGTCGATGGAGCAGTGAGTAGTGAGTTGTTGAGCATTGTTATCTTGCCTACTGATACCTTCTCAGCATCTACTGCTGATGCTCCTGCATACACTGCATATTTATCACCGATTACTAGAAATATATTTGCCGATAAGTCAAGCGCTGTGGCAGTTACTGCCATCACTGTTGCGCTCTCTAATGTCGTTAAGTTAACAACAACATCACCATACACCACTCCTGCATTGACAAAGCTTGCGCCTGAATCAATCAATTGGTTTAATGGAACAGTTGCTGTGTTCTGACCTGTTGCTCGCTTTAGCGTATAGCATAACAACTTGTTAATCATGTAGTAGTCATTGCCTACTGTTACAAGCGATGGAGCGAAGAACTGATTGACGGTGAATCCTGATGGGGTGACAACAGGAACTAAAAAATCAGAGATAAGGAAATACTCAAGAACCTCAGCAAGTGGCTGCTCAATATCAGCATAGTCAGTACCTGCAACACGCCCATTCTCCATGTTAATCACCTTGTTGTAGGCGGTGAAGTACTCTTCAAATATCTCCATCTGTGCCTGCTTGGCATAGAGATTAAAGTCCTGCGGAGAGATGTATCCGTAGTTGTTCTTATTCAGGACACCCTGTACTGTATTCCTTACTGAGTTTATCATCCGTATTTTTTTACAAATATAAAAAAAAGAGGGTATATATTTACACCCTCTTTATGTTTTTTGTTTTACGATTCAGAAAATGTTTCTAACATCTTGAGTGAATCTAAGCCCTCATCGCTTTGCAGAAACTGACCGGCAAAATCGTATGGGTCATTATTATATGGCACTGAACACATTTTCTTTTTGTTGGTTGGCGTATTGAACCATATTTCTCTACCATTATTCCTAATGGCAAGTAATTTATCTTCAAAGAACGATCTGATTTTAGCTTGGTATTTAAGCTCAGGGTCATTAAACGCAGTTTTTAGCAAATACCAATATATCACGCTTTAACTCAGCTGTTGTAATGGTGGTAGGGTCCTTACCGAATAGCACCCTTGTCATCATCTCAAGCTGCTCAATTGTAAGACTTCTCGCTTGGATTAAAGCGTCAACCTCTAGATTAAGCTCTTCTACTTGGTCCTTAGCATCTTTCTCATAGTCAACCACTTCAAATACCTTTCCATTCATTGGGTGGTAATGCAAGAATGATTGAAGAACCGGATTTGTTCTTGGAACGGTTAAAAAACCGTCTTCAAATACAATTGGCTCAAGTATTACATTTGAGTCCTGCTCATCCTCAAAAGGCGACTTTTGATTTGGTGCATATCTCAATGCTCTATTTACGCCCTTATTTTCATCAAACCACATCAATGGATATTTTGGATTATTCCTTGATACCAATGTGTATGACAATGGAGTCCCATTTTTTAATCGATATATCTTATCGACATACTTTTTCTCTGACATATTATTCAATTTAATTAGATTTTAAAAAAGGAGGGCGCTATAGTAACGCCCTCCAAAGCAACAAGATATTAACCGTATCTGAAAAGTACAAAGTTGTTTGCACCTAAGGTACATACGCAACGCTCAGAAAGGAAGTTTACTTCCATTGCATCCAAGTCGCTAGTTTGCGCACCACCAGCAGAACCTGTAATCCAAGTTTTGTAACGACGGTCTTCTGTTTCAGTTGCACGGTAGCGGACGTGTAAGAACGGACGTTTAGCGTTTTTGCCCATAATTTGGTCATAAACTGAAGTAGAACCGGCAGGAACCATAAGACCTGTGATTGTACCAGTAGCAGTAGCAGCAACAGATGAAAGACCGCCACGCATAGTTGGGTCGTTCAAGTATTTCCAGTCAGACTTGTAGAAGTCATAACCACGACGGAAGCCTGAGAAACCAAGGTTCAACGCCATAGTTACGTCATTGTCAAATAGACCGTATGAAGCACCATAAGAAGGAGCGCCAGTTACAGTAGATGCACCGTTAAGACCTGCAAGCATACCATCAATGGCGAAGCTAAGGTCACGGTTACAGAATACTACGTTCTCCTCAATAGCACCTTGTTTGTCAAGACGTTGTACGATTGTGTCCCAATCAGCAAGAGATGTTGGTACACCACCACCCCATACGTTACCACGATTCTCAACAGCGTAGAATACCCCTTGAGAACCTGCCTCATTAGCAAGACCATTCGCAAGGAAGGTAGCAGCACCAGAACCGGCAGCAGCAGGAACAGCTTCAATCATAGCAGTCTCCATATAATCTTCAAAACGAAGACGAGTCTCATGTTCGGACTTTAGGTACCAAAGGTAGCCAGTAGCACCATTCTCAGTTGTTACTTCAACCCAACCAATTTGAGCCATGTCAGACCCGCTGATAGCATATCTGTCCTTTAGGATGATTGGTTTGTTAGAGAAGAACTCATCTTCTGATTCCAAAGACCCCACCATACCTGTAGTTCCTTTCTTGAACTCAGAACCGTAGATGAATACAGTACAAACATCTGCATTTACAATAACTACTGTTGCTTCATAAAATGCAACTGTAAAAGTATAAGGACCACCAGTAGGGCTTGTGATAGCTGTAACAATAGCTTTATTGTAAACACCTGTAGCATTCACTTGAATGAATACAGTTTGGTTTACTCTAATAGCTGTTGATGTTATACCAGATGTAGGACCAGCAGTAATTGTAAATGTACCAACACCAGCCGCAACAGCTGATGCTACAACATTCGTGTACTTGATGTGCAAACGACCTTGCTCAGCCCATTTGATTTGGTCAGAGTTTGAAGGCATCTCAGCACCTACAAGGCGAAGGAATGATGCAATGGTACGATTACCGTAACGCTCAAATTCTTTCTCGTAAGTATCAGGAAGATACTGGTTCAAGAAGTCGAAGTTGGTAATATAGTTTGTTGATAGAGCCATTCTTTCTGCTGCTGGTTGCAGCTGATAAGTAGGCGTGTTTAATAAAGCACTTGGCATTTTTTTAAGAATTTAATGTTTTACAATCTTTTTGCACTCTTGATTTTTAGACTTTTCCCATGATCAGGAGTTAATTCCTTTACTTGGAATCCATCATTACCCTTAGTTGGCTCTACGCTCTGACATATTTATGTTTTTTGTCTTACGCATAAAGTCATCTGCTGCATCAGCCATGCCCTGCTCGTAAAAGTGCCTGGCAAACCTCTCAGGGTTCATAGCCACAGATAATGCTTTATGATACCCTTCTGCGTCTTTAATCATTCCACTGTCATCCAGGAACTTTCCAATAAAACTGGATGGATTAGAGTGGAGTCTTTTTAACTCAGAGGCATCACCTGGGTTGAAAACTAACTTCTTGTTATTGACATTGAACTCAAAACCTTTGAATCCTGAGCCAAACACCTCATTGGTTTTTTGTTCAAACCATTGACGCTTGCGGTTGTTTTCTTCCTCGTATGTCTTAGCTTGGCTAATATACTGACGATAAGCATCGATTTCCTCCTTCTCTTCCTGAGAAACACCAGCCGTACTTGACTCAAGGGGCATTTTATATTTCTCTTTCTGAGTAGTAAAGAATTTCTTTGCTTCATTTACAGCTTTCTTCCTTGCGACTTTAGCTTTTTTGATATAGCTTTCATCATCAAGGTCCTCATCGTATCTGTACTCATCCATCATCATGTCAACGTCATCTTCGTCGAGACCTTCTTGAGTTGATAACAGATACTCTTTTAAAAGCTGTTCTTCCGGCACGGACTCAAAGTCCTTATTCAACTTGAGAAAGTCCTCAAAGCCCCTGCCTGTTTCTTTTCTATATTTCATGTAAGCAGCCACATCCTCTGGCATATCCTCGGCGCCTTTGCGCTCAGACATAAGCTCATCGAATGAGTTGATCTGCTTGTTGTATCTTTTCCCGATATATGAAAGAACGTCTTCCTCTCTTAGGTCAATCTCTTGCTGCGGCTCAGGGATATAACTATCCTGTGGCGCATCTTGAAATTGTTGTTCGTGCTTAGCTAAAAGCTCTTGTTCTACTTCCTGAACACTTTTCTGTTCACCGGTTTCGACTAATTTTACTGATTTGAATTCCATTTGAGTAGATTTATTTGGTGCAAAAATATAAAAAAAGAATTATATTCATATTATCTTGGGTTAAATTCTGCTAAATCAAAGCCATCTAAGCTATCTTCGTTGGACTCAAAGTTCACTGGAGGTAGGTTATTCTTTCTTTGGTTTATCAGTTTTGACTGCTGAGTGTTCTGAATGCTGATACGTTTGTTCTTCTCTTCCTCTTTGTTTTTCTCACGCTGAGCAAGTGTACCGTATTGCATCTCATGCAGCTTCACGCTATATTGGAACTCCTCTGCCATTAGTCTTGATTTGATACCTGCTTCGAATTCCATCTTCTTCATTGACAACTCTGCTTCTGTCTGTATCACTTGGGCTTTTGCCTGCGCCTCCAACTGTATCTTTTGTATTGCAGTTTGTGCTGCCATTTGCTGTGACTGCATTTGCTGCTGAGATACCATTGCTTGCTTTTGCATTTGCATTTGCTCCATCTTCTCGGCAGTCTTTATACGCTTGACCTTGAGTAGTTGGTTGGCAAGTTTTAAGTTTTTAAGCTCTCGAATATCAATAGCATCCTCAAGGTTAATGTCACCTTTCGATAAGGCCATGTTGATGTTCGCTTCGAGTTGTGCTTTTTGCTCTTCATCCGGAGCAATCTCAATGAATATACCAAAGTCATATAGATAAAGTTCCTTAATGTCATTGAGAATTGATACGTTGTACTTACCTATTCTTGTGGCAAAGTCCTCTTTGAAGTCAGCATACTCTAATATGTCACCTACACGGTATGTGATAGCCTCAGCAAGGCTACGGTAGATAAACAGACCACTCTCAAGGATATGCCTTGTTGCTGTGTTTGAGTTGAGTGCCGCAAGCTTCTGCAATCCTACCAATGAGTTTGGATCAGGCATTGAGCCATCTCTTGCCTCGTTAAGACCTGTTACGGTCCTAATCATGTCCATATAGTGCTGGTAGTTGGCCAATAACATCTGTGTCTTTGCCGCTCCTGAGTTTGACGTGAGCTGCGTAATTGGCACCCTTGCATTATTGAACTCACCATCCTGGGTGAAGCTACGCCCGATGACACTACCTGTTTGGAAGTATAGCCTCAGTGCATCCTCAGGGTTATAGGCAGCGCCTGTACCAAGGTCAACCTCATTAAGACCGTCAGCATCAATGAACACACCATCAGGTACAACTCGGTTGATGACCTGTTGTAGCTTTAGGTGGGTGATTTGGATGAGGTCAGCAAATGGTATCATCCTACGAACTAAGCTCTCAATAGCACCTTTGTACATCCTTGGGGCGCAAGCTACGAACATTGGCATAGCGTGTTGAGCGGATGACTTAGGGCGAACCATATTTTGAGCCATCTCCCACTTGAGTAGGTAGTTGGTCCCCATTACCATGATGCCTTCATACCATACGTCAATGGTCTTCTCTACTTTCTCAAAGTTGCCATCCTCCATCATCTCTGCCGGAGGATTGAAGCTATCGTCTTTGGGAATCATTTTTGTCCCACCGGTCTCTAATGACTTTCTTTTATAGACAATTTTTTTGGTTGTCTTATAATTAAAATACAGCAGAGTGCAAGTGTCACGAGAAAATAAACTATTTTCATAAAATCTGGCTACGTTATAATAGTCATACCAAGTTTGACTATACGTTGAGATTTGGTATAGGTCGTCCTTGGTAAGCTTTGGATTTATTTTGTAAAGTTCTGTGAGCGGCACTGTCTTGATTTCGCCCCAGTAGAACACATCTTTGAAGAATGGGTCCTCAGTATAGCTGAATACCATATTGGCAGGGTCAACGTAAGATACCTTTACGCCTTCACCAAGTAAGAACTCGTGCTTGGCTACTGCTATACCAAGTACAGTCATGTCATAGTCAAGGCGCTTTCTGATGTCATAGTAGTGGTTCTCATCAAAGATGGTGTTGATGGCAACCTCTTCAGCAATCTCAATTGCAGGTTTGTAATTGATTTGCATATATAATGATAGTTCTTCATCATTCTCAGGAAGCTGCTCAGGGTCCATCATAAATGGATTGGCACCTGTAAACTGTTGAATTTTCTCGAAGATTGGCTTGCCGACCATCTGCGTCTCTATCATCTCTTGATACTTATTGCGCTTTGCAAGCGACATAGCGTCCTGGGCGTATGCTTTAACTTTGAAGAGTCGGTCTGCCATACCGTTCACAACGATGTCAACGAACTTTGGAATGACAGGAACAGGTGTCCAGTCGATATTCAGATAGGAGAGGTCTCCATCGATAGCAAGCTCATTTTTATACTTCGCTACTGACTGCTCTCCCCTTGCATAGAGCCTCAGCCTATGGTAGTCTCTCCAACGGTTATAGTACCTGCAAGAGGTACCATCTTTTCTAAACCATTCGTATTGTATGGCTTGACCAACCTGAAGACCATAGCCCTCAGAGGCTTTCTCAGCATCTGTTGCCCATTGGTTAGGAAAGTCTGAGTACTGGATGTCTATTATTATATCTTTCATTTAAGCAATTGACTTGTTGTTCCGTCGTTTGAATATCTAGCAAAGTTAATAATAATTTTTGTTTTTTCTTTCTCAGGAATATAAAGGTGTTTTTGATTTGCCATTATTGCAAGGCCTGAGCTTATTGTTGCGTCAAATCTTGTCCTGTCATTTATGTCAAACTTTGCCCAATCCTCTAGTGTTCTTATAAAAGGCATAGTACCAATTACATCAGGGTCTCTATATGCTCCTGTATAATCAAATCCGATATACTTCTCTATATATGACTCAATCGCTGCTGCGTGAGACTGCTTGACATCCTCTGATGAGTTGGGGATGCCTCCAAGTTCACGCTCGGTTTTTGTAAGCTTAGTAAAGTTTTTATCCGGTCTGTTCATACAGAATCCTCTATATCCTCTGTTTTTAAAATGGTATAATAACCTTGGTTTGTTGTTCTCTATCAGCACTGGCATTCCGTAATAAATACAGGCCATCAGTACTTCTTCAAAAAATATCTCTGCTGTTTGTGGTCTTGCTACATATTCTAGGAAAAATTCATTTGTCGGTGCATCATCCATATGAAACTTCGTCATTCCGTGTAGTGATCCGCAGGACCCTCTTCCTCCTACTACCGCTGATATGTCGTATGGGTCACACCCGAATGACCCTAAGTGTTCATTTCCTGGGTACTTGATGCCATTCTTGACATATACATTGTTCGCATAATGCGCAGGTGGGAACCAGCTCAATAAAAATCTTCCACTTTTATTTGGGTTCCATACAACCTTACTGTCTTTTATTCCGTCTTTCCAAGAGAATGACCCACGAGTAACGTACTGCTCTGTAATTAGCGAATCGTTAAAGTCAATCTGTTGGTATATCTTTGTCAGGTTAAATAGCGCCTGCTTGCTCTCATCTCTAAATGCGTGGGACTCTGTTCGAGGAAACTGTCGGTAGAACTCGTTAAGTGCATCAGCATCATTTTTCAGCGAGTCAACCTCATTCTCCCAATAGTCAATAGCACCGTTTGATATCTTGCCTCCATCAACCCCTGTAATTGCTTTCTCGGGCTTTTTAAACACTGGCATCCCATATCTATCGATGAAGCCTTCCATATTCCACTCCATCGGGATAAATAAGGCGTATAGCCCACTCTTTGTCTGTCCGTTGGCATTCCTTACTGTTACGTCAGAGTCGTAGTATAGTGACTTGAAATTCTCACCACCTTTATTGAGTGCATTTGAGGTTGACCCCATCATGCACTTGCCTATGATTTTACTACCTAGGCGCAAGCAAGTTTTTGTTACACGCCAGTTGTTGAGGATATTATTTGGTTTGACCCACTTTCCACTCTCGTCATGCGCGAGGAATAATAGCTTCTCACCGTCATAAGAGTTCTCCTCAGTATTCTTCCAGTCTATAGTGGTATCGAGACCTAAGATGTCATTCTCGCCTATCTCGTGCATATTCTTTTTTGTTATCTTGGATGCCGGCACTCTGAACGCCAACTCTGTCTTTGGCTTGTCCATACCATCCATAATAGGCTTGAAGAAGAACGGCAGTTTGTTGTTGATTGGGACCACCTTATCGGTAAACATCTTCTTAGCATCAGCACCGGTCTTTGACAGGATGCCAAGTCTTGCATCTCTTGCGAGTGTGCCTAGATTGACACATTCTGCTGATGTCATAAATGAGAACCCTGAGCGTCTTATCTTGAGGTATATCATCCCGAATGACCTTGGGTCTGCTTTGCAAGCCTCCCAAAAGAGGAATAGTATTCTATTCGCTTCACGGAAGTCAGGATAGCCTACGTCAATACTTGACCATTGCAGGTACATATAATGGGAGCCTGTTATGTAACAGGGCTTCCCATTATTGTAAAACCAAAAACCAAACTCCCTATGGTCAAACTGTTTCTCTATGTAGTCAACCCACTTGTTTTTAAACTCAGCAGGCTTCTCGTTCCAGTTGAATATAGAGGGGATTTTCTCAAGCTCCTTTGGCACTGGTTGTCGCTCCCAATATTGCTCTGATGACGTATCGCTTCTTTTGTAGCAATCGCTTGGCACCTGAGGCAGGGCGATGTGTAAGCCTGCAATGTTTATTACCTCGCCTATCTGACCTGTCTTTGAGATTACGACAACGTCATATTGCTCATTATAGCCATACACCCATGACCTACCTCTGTTTTTATTTGTCAGGGTTTGCTGTGATATATAGTCTTTTGCGACATAGTATAGTTTATTTTGATCTTCTTTCCGCAAAGCCTTGTTTTGAATCTACCTTACTAATACCTTTATCCGCGTATTCAATTGTCTCTCTTTCTGATTCTATCTTGTTGAGGATGTCGAATGCGTCAAATATGGCTAATTTTTTCGTTGCAGCTGCATTTTTAAGCTTATCTGCTGATAGGTCATCTCCGCTGTCTGGAGCGATTATCTTCTCTTCTGCAACCTTTATTAGTTCCTGGACAGCTTTATGTCCGGCTGCTATTATTCTGAGTTTTACTTCCCTATTGTTCATGCTGATTTGCTTTTAAGAAAATAACCTGAATAAGCCTTGCCTCTTCTCCATCCCCAAAATTCTCAAATATACTTCTTGAATGTGGCATCCTTGATAAGAAGGCAACCATCCTATTGAACTTCGAATATACCCTGCATAGCGGTTTATGGTCGTTGTCATAGATTATGGTGCCATCCTCATCAGGACTAAGTTTATTGAGATAAAGTATAACTGTTATATCGCCCATCATCTCATCGGTGTGAATAAAATTCGGTTCCGCTTGATTAAATGGAGATTTCCTTACAAAATTATATGCTACTTTATATTCAGGGAATGCAAATTTTACGGCTTTTGCAAACTCGTCATTATTGTCTCTTGGCTGTATATTTTTGAACGTCTGTTCACCTAGTGTAATATCTTGGAATCCAATATCGAATATGTCTCTGACATAAACCTTTGGCTCTTTTATTACATCATCAATAGTAACGAGAGTCATAATCAGTTTAATTTCATTGTCACGAAATGATCGAACATCCTATATAGCTTTTCACCATCAATGTCAAATTCGTACTCCCCATTTGGAGCGAAGCAGACTGTATCACCTTCGTTGACACCCTTACTTCTTAAATATTCATTAGGGTACATCATCGTCCCCATCAATGGCTCTAAACTGAACGGTTTCTTTATATAGCTCTCAGTTGCCGGTAGTGGCTTGACGAAGCAATACTTGTCATAGGCGTTCCACTTGCCTTCACTTTTGTATAAAAAAAACTGCTCCTCATCAATGAAGAACAGGTCATCTTTAAAGAAGCTCTTGCCGCTTTTACGTCTTCCTTTTATATCGTTATAGAACTTGAAGACGTTGTGGTGAACTATTAAAGTATCCCCATTCTTAATTGGCCCCTTGTAATTTAATGGTGTCTCTATAACTTCAGCATAGCGGTTCGAGAAATTATAATCCTCTTCGGAAGTGTTTATAATGAACTCAATTCCGGCTATTAGCTTTGTGTTGTTATATCGACTTCCATTTACAGGTTTCACTATAAATTGAGTCGGTGATTTCATTAAAAATCTATATTAAATTCGATTGAAGTTGGAATCGTTTGATTAAATTCTTTCCAAAGGACTATCTCGCCCTTTTTGTTGATTATGTATATCTTGATGGAAGAGCTGATATGGTCCCTCTTAATAAGATGAATCTCATTGCTATCGCCAAGCACTTTCTGCCCAACGATATAATGGATTGCACCAGATTTGTAATCGGGACCTATCGATATCTTCCTTATGTCCATTAACCTACTTTATTGACTGTTAGTATTACTGATGGTACATCATCTATCGGAGGTGCTACTACATTAATAGATTTAAGTTGTACGTTGGCATTTGTTGTATACCAAACAATCTCTGCATACTGCCCTGCATTGAGCGAAACAAATATATTCCAAGCCGCAACAACATAGTGGTTATTATTCGCTAATGTTACTATTGTATTTGATGAACCTATATTAACTCCGTTCTTTTTAAAGTATATATTTACATCTCCTACTGTGCCGCCTGTTTTTGTAAGCTGTGCAGAGAACTGAATATTATAAACTCCTGTTTGAGCTACAGTTATCTGTGTTGGATTACCTAAGGCATTGTTCGCAATAGTTACACCTGAAGCCCCTGCTGATGATCCGAACTGCATATACTCCTCAACTGACCCTAAAGTCGAATAAGTGTTAATATCATAGAATGAGCCATAAACAGGTGCAGGCGCAGAAGCCCATGTTGCAGGAAGTCCTGCTCCTTGACTTGTTAATACCTGACCTGATGTCCCTTCACTACCATTTGTATAGATACCTTTGCTTAGCTCTATCCTTGAATTGGCATCGTCAATTTTGATATAAGTGCCATTGCTTTGAGAGAGGTAATCGCCAAGCGAATAAACTCCTGTTAAAAACTCAAGCTTTAATCCTACGCCATCAAATGGCGTTGGAGACAAATAAAGTATTTGAGTACTTGCTCTTGCTAAGATTGCATCTGCTGTTAGTCTATTAACACCCAAGTCAACATCTCCTGTCGCTCCGGTATAAGGAACAAGTCCGGTTATAGATGACGCAAGAGCATAGGCATTGCTATCTATTGATCCATCTGCTTTAAGAAACTGCGATGATGTTCCTCCGTAAACAACAAACTCATTGGCATAAAATCCATACCCAAGTAGAAATACGTCATTATTCCCACCAGTATATGGCACATAAGTACTTGACCCAGCGACAGATATAATGTCACTTATGGTAAAGTTTTTAGTCATAAGCATATCGTTAAGGTCAGTGCCGATAAGTTTATCTGACAATGTCGGTGACGAAGGGAATGGGTATGTACTTATTTTAGCCATTTTATTGTTTTTGTGTTACTTCTCCTGTTTGTAAATTTATTACTGAGTCTTGACCGTATTTTGCTATCAGCATTTTCTCGTACTCAAAAAACTCTTGACGCATTGCATTGATTTGATTCAGGATGCCCTGCTTGTTGAGTTCTAATTCTCCGAGTGCCATTTTCGCTTTTGAAAATTCGGCATTCATGCCTTGGATTTTTTCTAGTTCTTCTTTTGAAACGTAAGTCATAATTGATTAGATTTAATTTAATTGGCAAATATAAATATTTAATTTGAATTTCTTTTAATTGAACTACCAAAGTAATAACCAAATATTGAAATTACAATCCCCTCGGTGATACCGATTAGGTGAATCCATACCTCTTTATTAGCTTCAGGTATTGACAGGTACACTATTGCATAAATCATAAAGCAGAAAGAGGCAAGTCCTGTGAAACCGGTGAGGTAAAATAAAAAGTCATACTTATGAATTTTTGCTATCTCTATCTCTCTGTTCCTTGCAGATTCTCTGTCTTTAACCTCAAGCTCCTCAAGCTTTAAAATCTCTTGTGAGAGCATTTCTTTATCTTCAGGGGATAAGTCATCGGACAAGTTGATTAAGTTCTTTACAATGCCTAATGCGCCCTTATCAGGGAGTACATCTCCTATTGTCTGTAAAATCTTTGGCGCTTTCTCGGATAAGAACTTTCCAACCTTGGTGTCTTTGAATTTTTTTCTCATAGTTCGATTAGGGTAAAGTTGATAAGTTGATTGGGTTTGAATATCTTGATAGCTTGGTACCAAATCTTGTCGGGTACAACTAGGCACCCTGCTGACCAATTGTCTACTGCATGACCTATACCACCCCGATGAAAGTTGATGCCATACCACCCCTTAGTTTTAACATTTTTATCAAGTTTTCGGTCTTTGTTGGCATCCCTCCAAATCTCAATTGCACCAGCTTGGAAAAAGTACGGAGCATTCAACCATAAATGCTTCCAATCAGGAGCAGTAACAAACTTATGACTTCCGATTACTTGCTGCTCACAGGCAACTGCACTACCTGTAATGCCACCAACGGTTAACGGATTGAACACGATGTAATCGCCTGGTGTAGTTGAGCATGATATAATCATATCGGCTACGCGGTTATTGAATCTCACAACGTAGTCTGCAAACTTATTATCGAAGCTTTGATCTGTTCTAATCCAAACAAAATCGGTAACAGGCTTCACCCATCCTCTTTGGTCCATTTCTGCGTCTATCCATTGCTTTGCTCCTCCGAGTGTCAATGGGCCTACTATGCCATCAATATTGCCTTGGTAGTACCCTCTATCTTTGAGTATCTGTTGAAATCCTTTCATTTTTCTAATTTTTCGACTAAGTTTAACAGCTTTTTCATTAGTGCTGTATTGTTCTCGATAACATGGTTATTCGAGCTAAGTGTTTCCATCAAGGTTGTTCTGTCTTCAACGAGATAGTTCTCAAGTCTTTTTTCTAGGTCAACTATTCTTGTCTCGTTCTTTCGGTGCCATATAAAGAACTGCTTGCCCATGAAGTAGATAATTCCGATCATCAGTATGGCGAATAGTCCTAAGATTCCGTAATTTGTAAGATAGCTTACTTCTTGGGGTACTTGCAAAAACATGGGTCTAGTGTTTGTATTCAACTATTGGTAAGTATCTTACCCACCAACAGTCTAAATTTTTGTTTTCAAATATTTGGTACAGTGGTAAAATCCAATTCTTTTCTGCGTCTAGCAATGGTGTAAATGGCTTGAACTCATCGTAGTGCTTGCCATGTAAATACTTTCTTTCATCCTCATCAAGTATTCCACCCAGCATTTTATTGTATTTCTGGGTCTGGAGGTGATGGTTTTGGTTCGTATGGAATCATCGGCAGGTCTTTTACCCATTGAAATTCAGGATTTACGCAAAAGTCAATTTCTTCAACGCTGATTATCCAGTTATCGTTAAGGTCTTGTATTGGGTTAAAATAGCTGTCTTCATCATAAAGTTGACCGACAAGCTCATTTTTTTGCGATTCTGTTAAAAGTCCTACTTCTATCATACTTGTCTACCTAAAGTTGTTTGAAATGCCTGCACGGCTGTATAAAAATTCTGCATTTCAGTACTAATCAATGGCTCACCATAAAAGGCAAAAGCTATTTGTTGTGTGCTAAATTGAGAAATAATGCCTACATCGTTATATGCACCAAGTGAAAATGTTTGCACAGTTTCAGGTGATAATGCACTTGCAGTTACACTTCCAGCTTGAATTGTTGAATTATTATTTACGTACCATTGTGTTGTTGTACTTCTTGAATTACCAATTAAACCTGTAACTCCAGCTATGCTATCGTTCCTATTTCCAGACCTAATATTTGAAGTAGTAGGCAATGTATTTATTACTCTAATCCAATAAATGCCATTTCTTAATCCTGTTGATGTTTCAGTAGTACTTACTGCAAATGTTGGATTTGTTCTTAAATAAACACCATAGGATTGCAATCCAACAGATGTAGTATCATCTGTATTAAAAAATGTATCTGCGTAGCCATTTGTTCCATTTGGCAGCGCCCCTGTACTACTATGCGTCCAACCCCCACTAAACACTAACCTAAAAGCTGCATTTGTATCTTGTGGGTCTTTCAAATTCCATTTATGCAATGCAGCCGTACCCCCGATAATCGGGTAAATGGCTTTCATCTTTGTCCAAATACCGAAGCCTTTAAGCGCCACAACTAAATTATTTATGGCTGTTAAATTTGTCGCACCCGTTAAACCACTTGCCGTGAAAAATGCTTGTGCGTCTGCATCAGTAATTGTAAGTGAGTTACTTGTTGCTTCCGCTGAGCCTGCTATATTTGTTGCTGTTACAGCGCAGGTTATTGCAAATGTTGCATCAGCTTGGACGAGTGTATATGTTGATGAGGTAGCACTTGCTATGTTGCTCCCATTTCTTTTCCATTGGTAGGCATAAGTTATTGTTGGAGTTCCGGTCCATGTACCAGTGGTACTTGACAATGTTTGACCTACTACGGCTGTACCTGATATAACAGGAGCAACTGTGTTAACTGGCGCTGTTGCTGTTCCAGTTATTGAATTGCTAGTAGCGCTTGCAGCTCCAAAGGCATTTGTTGCTGTTACTTCGCAAGTAATTGCTTGATTGTAATCAGCTGCTACAAGTACATAGGTTGAATTTGTTTCACCTACAATGTCAACACCTGCTCTTTTCCATTGATAGCTATATGTTATTACCGGATCTCCTACCCATGTTCCGGTGGTACTGGATAGGGTAGAGCCAATTACGCTACTACCTGAGATGACAGGAGCGACAGTATTTGACGGTGGTATTCCTCCACCGCCTCCTGCGTTCCTTGTCTTTGACATTATTGTATTTGTAATTGTTACTGTTAGCATTTACCAAAGAGCTAATATGTCAGCAGATGTTCCTGTATTCCATACTTTTACTACCTGAACAGGTAAGAATGAGCCATTTTGTACGTCAACAAAAGTCACCTTATCATTCCCTGCTGTTGTTACCTCAACATCACCACCTGTGCCTACATAAAGCACACAGCCTGTGTTTTGACCACCTGCCATTGGGCTTGACTGATAGATGACATAAGCCTCTGGTGAAGCTGTAAAGATGTTATCATTCAGTGTCAATATTGTTGGTGTAGCCGGAGATACATCTGTAATTGTGGCAGAGGCTCCTGTTGCTGTGTTATAGACAATATTACCAGGATAAATTTGCAGCGCAGGAAAATTTTTAGTTCCATCAATCAATTGGTTCAATGCATCTGCTGATGTTGTTCCTGACGTAGCTACTGCCGGATATGGAATGTCAGCATTATCTGATTTATATACCTCAAGCGCTCTGCTTGGTTGTATTCTTACGTTTGCCATTTTTTATTTTTTATCGTATGGAAATATTCTGTTTAATGTATCTCTTCGCTCTTCGCATCCGCAGTCCTCTATGCCAATTCCATTTATTACTGTCTTGACTACTGTTTTTACGCCTGTAGCTCTTAGTATTTTCTCTACAGTATCACCTAGTCCTTTGCTCTTGCTCATGCTTTTGATATTTTGTTACCCATACCAACTCTTGACTTCTCAGCTTTCTTCGCTCTTAGCTCTGATGCTGTCATCTCGCCTTTGGTCTTTGGTGTCTGTGATGAAATCTTCTTTGTTGGTCGGCAGTACTCATTCTTCCCTCCTGCACCGCAAGGTTTATTTGTCTTTGTGTCAACCCAGTTCTCCTTATCCCATCTCTTCAGGCTTGTACCCTTCTCTGACTTCACCACATTGCCACTTGCTTTGCGGCACTTGGCTATTGCCTGTGACGCTCTTGCCGATGGAAATACATCGTACTGTGCTTTGACTTTATTGTAGCAGGAGTCTTTCATTAGTATTTGCCTTGTCGTCCTTTAGGGTTACTTGCTGTGCTACCACCTGGTCCGGCCCATAGCTTTTTGCAGGCCCAATATTTTGGTGTTAGCTTATCGTCAGCCTCAGCGCATCCATGTCTCGCTTTAAAGCTCTTTCGTGCTGCCGCTGAGTAGTTATGGCCATAGCCTTTTGCTCCAAAATGTAGCAGCTTCTCCTGGCCATTGGCGCAAGCCTTGACCATCATCTTCTTGCCAGGTCTATCTGAGGACACCGGCTTATTGCAGCTCATTTTGGATTTGTTGGCCATTACTTCTTGTACTTTAGGCTTGTATATGCTCTGTCTGTGATGCCATCTTCTCCTTGTGGTACCTTTGGAGTCTCCTCAACCACAACTTCTTGTACAGTCTCTTCAACTTGTACTGTCTCCTCTACAGCTTCCTCGATTTTTTTAGTCTTTGCCATGATATTTATTTTAATGTTGCTCTATTTGTTAATGGGTTGTACTTATACTCTGATGGGCTATGCTTTGTTTTCTTCGATGCCCTATCTATTGCTCGCTCTGCGGCTGTCATAGCATTTCGCTTTTGACCCTTCTTTGTGAGCGTTCCGTTTTGGTTCATGTCGCCTCTCTTTTTTAAAATATCGACAGCCAATTTCATAGATCCTACCTGCGATGCCAATCTACTGACTAATTGATTCTCGCCCATATACTTTTGACTGTCGATTTTCATTAGTATCCCTTTTTAGAAGGCATTGCTTTCTTAGCAGCGCCTGCCATTACCTTTTTGGTAGCGCCTTTTTTAGGCATAGCCTTTGGCATTTCCTTTGCACCACCTGGAGCCTGCAAGCGAGAAGACATTGGTAGGTTTGGAGTTGACTTTTTCATAATAATTCGAATTTTATGGTTAATTATTCTTCAGATCCACCTCTGAATTGCATACCGAGATTGCCCTTTAAAGTACCAAGACCTTGGATTTTTGGCATACCTGCCTGTCTAGCTTTGCCTCTACCGGCCATTTCCTTCAATCTGACGTTCTCATTCTGCAAATCCCTGATCATTTTGACCTGATTGTTCTTAAATGAGATGTCATTAAGGCCTGTGCCTAAGTCAATTTTGTCATAACTATATGATTTTGACTCAGTTTTCTCCTCTTTCTTGGTTTCTTTTTGCTTTCCCATGACAAATTATATTTATTGGGGTCAAATATAATAAGTTTTTCTGATTATATTTGTAAAAAATTTCATAAAATTTAATCTAATGAACGAAGCATCAAAAAATTACCTGAAATACTGGAAAGTTATACGCCAGTATTACAAAGCTAAGCACAAAGTTAGCCAAGCGGACCTAGATGTCCTGCTTTTTATGTACTCAGAGAACTATTTTACCAGGGAAAGGTTCGATAGATACAATAGAATCCTCACATGGGACCGATATCGCTTTGATAAGATGCTCAAAGATGGTTGGTTTGAGGTATTTAGGCCCAAGGAGGGCAAGAAAAGGACTGTCTATAAGATGACAGGCAAGGGAAGACACCTTGTGAGTGACATTTACAGGAAGCTTAATGGAGAAGAGATACCAACAAGCAAGAGTAACAACCCCATGTTTTTGAGGAAGGTCAGATATACCCACAAGGTGTACAAGAATATGATAATAGAGATGAATGAGTTTATTCAACAACAACGACGTCAATCTCCCGAATGATGGTATGCTGCTCATTGTTGATGATCATCGTGAATGAGTGACCTTTGTCGTAGTACACTACATCGCCTTCTTTGATGACGGTCACGTCAGTACCTGGCTTGATAACTTTACCCTTTTTATATCTGAACTGGCTCGCATCTTCTCCTGATAGAATGATGCCTGAGTCAGTTTTTATCTCCTCGTCAATAGCGGAGACCACTATGTATTTGCCAATTGGTTGCATTTGATTAAATTTATGGTAATAAGAAAAATGTTACGTCACCTATTTTTTTGTATTGCCTCAGTGTTTTGAACCAGACTCTAGCCTTTTGTGATATGATACCCATATTGCAGAAGGCATATATCCTTGGCTCCCCCTTTCTGATGCCATTCTTTACAATGTCAATAGCTATCTTTTTGTGCGTGACTGTAGGCTCAGCCTTCCACCAAATATAGTTCTCTTTATTTACACCGGAGAAAGCTTTAGGCCGAAGGATTGCCTTTGTGATGCTGATGCCATACATCTCGGCATGGACCACTGCCGTTATCGCCATCAGGCGCAGCCCCTCTGTATCTGTCGAGTCAGGTGTCTCTGACATGAGCATCTTTGCTAGCCAGTCAACGTCAGTCCATTTTGACTTTGGCTTTTTGTTGATAGACCAATTCTTAAACTCTGCTTTTATGAAAATAGCTGGGGCAGGTCTTGAATTGGATAGAGATGATGTCGCAATAAGCAGGATAAATAATAGTACATTTCGCATTAGATTAAATTTAAATTAGAAAAAAAAGGGCTGGGCATTGACCCAACCCCCTTCACTTTAAAAACCGAAAAACTAATCAATAAGTTTGCTCATCTCCATCGCTCTGATGAGTCGGGTTATCCCGATGCCACCGCCTACGCGTGGGATGAATTTATTTTGCAAGAACTCCTCAAGCTCAGCCATCACTCTGCTATAACTGAACAGGTCGAATAGCTTCTCAGCGTATTTGCCTCCCTCGATAGAGAAGAATGTTGTCCTCATCTGCTCGATGTCGCAGCTGCGCTCAGCAGAATCAGTAGTACTGCGTCAGATACGTCTTGGTAAAGCTTTGTCTCTGTGTCATCCTCAATGATGCTGACACCATACTCATCGCATATGTCCTCGTAGTTTCTGATAGCATGGTCTTTGAAGCCAAGAAACTCAATAAGCTCGATCTCCATTATTGCCAGCTCAGTTATTGTCCCATGAAACTCAAACTCAAACATCGGGAATATCATGCAGTGCCTACCCTCAATTGGGTCCTCCTCATTGCGGTAGCTTGTTGATAGACAGTAGAATCCTCTTTGCTCCGGCTGTGTCAGCAGCTCATGCTCTAACCACATCTGCCCCGTCTGCGGTAGCGGATAGATGTTGTGGTTGTAGGTGAATTGAGCAATGCTATGCGGATTCTCGCAAGCCGCAAGTATTGACAACCTGTTCTGCGTATGCACCTCAAGGAAGCCCTTGCTGTCAAAGAACTGTCTGAGCTTCTTAACAACAGCCGTAAATTTTTTCGCATCAATATGCGGATAGAAAGACGAATGGAGTGAATGTTTCATTATTATTTTTTTACATTGGTTATCTCAAAGCTACGACCCATTGTGATAATAGCATTGGTGCTTAAAATAGTTGATGCCACACTAACTGCATTTTGCAGCGCACTTCGAGTCACTTTCAATGGGTCAACAACACCCATTTTGATGAGGTCCCCAAACTCACCGGTCTTGACATTATAGCCATGCCCATCAGGCACCTTGTCTTCTCCCTCAGGGACATACCTGCAATACACTGCGTCAAAGTCAAGCCCCACATTGGTGAGTATCTGCCTGATTGGAGCCTCAAGCGCTGCGTCCATGATATGCCATGCCACATTCTGGTCATGGTTATTGCCATCACCTAACAACCTCGTATGGTCAATCTCAAATAGTGCTTTGCCGGCCCCTGGCAATATCCCCTCCTCCAAAGCAGAGCGCACTGCACAGACCGCATCGTCAACACGGTCATACAGCTCCTTTTGCTCCAGGTCAGTATTACCACCGACATAGATGACACCAATACCCCCTGTCAGTGACGCAATGCGCTCCAGCAGGAAGTCCTTGTCAGCTTTGCGCTTAGCAATGGCGTGAGCCATCCACAGCTGCTTGACTCTCTCCTCAACCACGTCAACCTTAACCCTCGCATTTGACTTCAGGATTATTGTCTTGTCATTTGACACAATGACCTTGGCCGCATGGCCCAAGTCACCATAGTTGATAAGCGACAGATCGTCACCGGTCTTCTCACTGAAGTATGTCGCACCAACACTTGTCGCAATGTCCTGCATCAGCTCGTGCTGCTTATACCCAAAATTAGGTGGAGGCACCGCACAAACTTTTATATTCCCCTTCACGACATTTGCCGCAAGGGTATTGACCACATTGGTCCCACATGGCGCAATGATGAGCAGCTTTTTGCCCTCAGAGATAATTGGCTTTAGCACTGCCTCAATCTGCAAGATATTACTTATCTCAGTGTCAGCAACCAATACCATCACATCCTCAAACACACACTCGTCCTTCTTCTGGTCATTGACGAACAGATTGGACAGATAGCCCCTGGCAAACTGCAAGCCCATAGTCGTCTCAGAGTACGTCTCACTCGTCTGCGACTTCTCAACAGTGACAATACCAGTGCGCCCTACCTCTCTGTACAGCTCAGCAATAATCTTACCCAGCTCCTTGTCATTATTCGCTGATATTGTCGCCACGTCAACAAGCATTGCATTCGTCACCTTCTTAGCCTTTGAGGCCAATTGCCTAACCACCTCGTTGCACATAACACTCAAGTGTCTCAACACCGCAGTGCGGTTCACCTCAGGTGTCAATAGCCTTGTCCCCTCAAGGACCATAGCCTCCGTTAAAATAATACTGGTGGTTGTCCCATCCCCTGCATTGGTAGCGGTACGCTCAGCTGCCTCTTTCATCATCCTGACCGCAAGGTTCTCAACCGGATCAAACAGGTCAACCGCCTTGGCGACAGTGACACCATCCTTCGTAACCGTAATGCTATGCGTGTGATGCGGTGACTCAATGAGCACCGTGTTGCCCCCAGGGCCTAAAGTGGACTTAACAGCAGCGGCAATCTTCTTGATGCCATCTATCAATCGCTCTCGTCCTTCATCCCCAAAGACTAAGTCCTTTGGAGTGTAACCTGAATTGTCAAACATTGTGAATTAGATTTAAGTTTTAAAATGATACCACAAAGATAGTGTTAATTTTTAGACCACCAAATACACTTGCTACATTTTTGTAGCTAGTGGGTTGAGTGCATTGATGGGTTGAGTGCTGATTGAGGACTACCCTATCAACACAGCAAGCTGTGTCGATGTGACAATGTCATTTCCCTATTCTCTCTCTATATATTTATCATGCGCAACTATTTTTTTAAATATCAAATCGTTTCTATTTTCGACATTTTCGACATTACTCTTTATTATCAATTACTTATATCAATATAATTGACATTATATTGACATTTTAATGTCGATTATTGACATAAAATAAAAGAATAATAATAAAAGTATAAGAAAAGGTACACGACATCCACTACAAAGTATGTATTATTCTCAAAAATAAAGGAGGGATTTTACCCCTCCTAAATTTGAAAAACGACGTAATCGTATATGGTCTTTAGACCGAATACCTCCTTTTTAAATACCAAAAACCAATACGCTACGCTTATACTTTGGTCTTAGAAATAACAGACCATATTCCACCAATTGCAGTCATTACTCCACCTACTATCTCAGTAAGCAGTCCCTGCTCAAGTATGCCCTTAGCTACCAATACACCACCAATAAAAGTCAATGCATGGCGTACAACCCCTAATGCACCCTCCCTGCTCATAACTTCAACTTAAAAGGTTTAGACATAGCATCCATCATCATCTCCCTCGCCTCAGCCATCATCTCGCCCCTTGAGTAACCCTCAGCAATCATACTAACCTTTTCCTCACGCTTCGCCTCCTTCCGGAGCTTCGCCATCTGCGCAATGCCAGACTGGCCATCAGCCCTGTTGTTAATCAGACGACCATCCTTTACAGTCAAGCCATCCCCTCCTGCATATCCACCCTGGTAGATACTGTTGCCAATTCCTAATTTTCTTCCAATCATAATCATATTTTTAAAAGGTGAATCACAAAGGTAAAAAAAATTATTAGATGAGTGTAGTATTTGGGTACTATAGCGAGCCTGCGAGCTATAGCCGGATCCGGAAACGGCTTTTTTTTCGAGGGGTGGGGGTCTGATTTGGGTCGGACGTCTACGATTTTTTAGGCTTTTTGCTGCCGTCGTTTACGTCGCATATCGCTGCCGTTGCTGCGCTATAGTAGTGCCGTTGCTGCTTTTCCGTATACGTCCCATGTCACACGTTCTTCGTATACGTCCCACGTCCCTCCGCTGCTTTCGTATATGAAATAAAACTATATTGTTTATAATAGTTACTTAGTGTTATATTGACACGAACTACCTTAGTGTTAAATATACACTAAGCAATTCATTGTTGCAACATTGTTGCATTTAATAGTAATACTATCTTTCTGTAATAGTAATACTATCTTTTACCAGGCGAAGCACTTTTTTAAAATTTGCACTCAAAACGCTATTTTTTTTTGTCTCAGTACCTTTGCACTTCGCTATAGATTTTGTCTATAGTCAAGCCCAAAACTATAGATAAAACCTTTATGCAACAATGTTGCATCTTTACGTTTTTCAAAAAAGATCTAATTTTGCCCTACTTTTATAAATTCAGCCCAAACGTAGTGTTAATCGAGCTTTTGGAATATTTTATTTGTTTTGGTGGACAAATCAAATCTTAACAAAATGTTAAAATTTAAAAAGATTTAAAAAAAATACGGTTAAAAATTTGCAGAAATAAAAACCCGCCCTATCTTTGCTACCGTTCTGATACAAACACGATACACAAACGGCAATATCAGTATACACAAAAAGTTATTATATAATATTAAAACAATTTACAACTATGTTTGAAAAAAAATTTAATGACTTAATAAGTCAGCTAGACGAAAAAAAACAATTGCAATTTAAGGCATTATATAATAGTGCAACAAATTTGCAAAGGTTAGAACTAATCGCAATTTTAGAGCAATATTTAGAAACACTATAAAACACTTTACACAATGGAAACACTAACAGTCTTTTTGATCATTGCATTTTTTGCAGCATTATTTTTTAATCCTTATTTTAAGGATGTTACACACACAAACGACACAAATTTATTCTAATCTAACACACACAACAACATGAAAGTAATATTTAAAACTTTAGACGCAATCCATATTTTTAGATATGGCACAACTACCAATGACAAAATCGAAAGCGACAAAAAACGTAAAATAGTTCAAAGCTATACTTTCAGCCGCAAACAATACGAGTTTATAAGGGACAAAAAACAAGGCATGCAAGACTTTTTTAATATTGCGGACTCAAATTGTTTAGATTGTCCATACAATGAATTCGGTAAATGTTATACTCACAAATTTAGCCAATATATGGGCTTTCGATCCATGTTAAGGAGTACACTAAGAAAATACGAAACTTTTGACGATATACCTTTTTTCGATGAAATAGCACACCACCAAATATTATACATATGTAAGGGTACATATGTCAGATTTGGGACATACGGTGAACCGTCATTGCATCCATATGAACTGATAAGCGACATTGTCAAAATTGCTGACAACTGGACTGGCTACACCCACCAGTGGAAAAAGAAAATTAATTTGAGTCCCTTTTTTATGGCATCAACACACACTGATACTGAGGAAAAAGAAGCAAAATTTGTCGGGTTTCGGTCATTTATTGCGACTGATGAGGCAATTAAAGGGGCTGTAAATTGTCCCGCATCGAAAGAAGCTAACTATATATCAACTTGTTCAAAATGTGGACTCTGTTCGGGCACTGAGGGCAAAGGAAAGAAAAGTATATACATATTCAACCACTAATCAAACATAGGTTTGCAGTGATCCTACAAAACTGCAATTTTATAAACATCTCAAAAATATCTTACAATGAAAAATCAAAAAACTGCATGGCATATGCTAACAATTGACCAAAAAATAAAGGTCAAACAACACTTTATAAACAAGTACGGAAAGCAAGTACATTGGGGCAAACCCGATGCATTTAAGGAACTGACTGAGACGCAACTATATTATTTACTCGCAACAAAAAACTAATCCAATGATTAACATCAAAACAATATCAGCAGCAGAGTTAAAAACTTTGTCCCTCAATGACCTTGTGGCAATCTGCAAGGCATTAGACAACGGCAACGGCAACTGGCAAGGCGTCACGTCCGATGAATATGACTATATTTTAGAGACTGCAACAAATTTAATTAACGAATATCAAAATTAAAACTATGCTAAACAAAAGCCTTATTTTTTCCAGATCGTGGGCAGTCTACAAAGTAAAGTTAAACCATGGTATAAAAGCAGATTTTGCAACTGAGTTAAAACACTGCTATAAAATAGCTAAACTTTTACAAAAATATAAACACTAATCACATGAGACCAGAAAATTGGATCAAAAAGAATGCAACCTGCCCGACAATAGCAGCAGAAGCAATTGACCTATTCCATAAAAGAATAGACCTATACCAATCTTACAACGACGAGATAAGACAAGACTATATTAAGCGAGTAAAAGAGTCGGTAAAATGGTCAGAGATATTTTACAATGAAAAGTTTGCATTATCAGATAAAGCATTTTTAAAATACTATTCAAAAACCTCGGAATAGACTATCTCCCATATTGGGACGATGAGACCGACATAGACAATACCGACTCAGAGACAAGCGACTCAGAGACAACAGAGTTAAACAATATTGACCTACCATTTTAAAAACTAATCACATGAACTACGCATCAATGAAAAAGAAAATTGATCTGCTCAAAAAGTACGAGCAAACAAGACAAATTTTATTTGTATATACCGAACAATTCTATGACTCAATCGGCTTCGATATTGAAGGGTATTGGGAAGAGATCGAAAATCTGGATGAGTCCGACATCAAAGAACTAGAAAAGAAAATTAAAAATTTTGAGGCACTTGCAAAAATCCATGCAGAAATATACAAGATAGACTTTAAATATTGCTAATCATTAAATATCACAACACCATGTTAACACAAAATCAGCAACAGACAATCGAATTCCTTACGGCACAATTCGAAAAGTTAAACGGATCACAACAACCGAAAACAAAATTCAACCTTGTGGACATCAAGCCACTAGAAGACAAAGCAGAGCGAATAAGACAGCTAGACGAGGAGCACGAGACCGAAGATAAAGCATGGGCAGAACTGCGAAAAAATGA